CGGTCAAATAGCTGAGTTATCTAAAGAGATTGAAGCTACTAAAAAAGAGCTAGAAGACGAATATGGTCAAGTAAATATTGATTTAAAAGACGGTTCTTATACTGAGATCGAAAAAGAAGATGACAAATAATATAAGAAAAATCAGCATAGGTTCTGATTATAAAACTGATGCGATGCATTATTCAGTTGGCCAGCAAGTTTATGGGGGGCCATGAAATATCGCATATTTTATTAAATGAATCTGATGGTTCTTATAATATTTATATTAAAAAAAACAACGAGGTTATGCCATGGAAGAAATTTAACTCTAACATGGCTATCTCCGTTGAATATGATTTAGAGTATTGAAAAGTATATACGACTTTATTGTAGAACCAGTAGGGGAAAAATACAGTAATAAAGTTAAGGTAGGAAATAAAGAGTTAATTATAAATACAAAAATTGAAGATTTTAAATTTGTAAATAGATTAGCTAAAGTAATTCAAACACCTAAAGCTTTAAGTACAGGTATTGAAATAGGTGATATAATTGTTATACACCAAAACGTGTTTAGAGTATTCTATGACATGAAAGGAATTAAAAAGAAAAGCAGATCTTGGTTTAAAGATGATTTACATTTTTGCGCTATAGATCAAATTTATTTATATAAAAATAAAGAAGGTTGGCATTCATTTGGTGACCGTTGCTTTATAACTCCAATAAAAGACAATCAGTCTTTAACGCTAGATAAAGAGCAAAGCCTTATTGGTATATTAAAATACGGCAATAGCTCCTTAAAAGCACTCGGTATTAATCCTGGTGACCTTGTAGGTTATACACCCAATGGTGAATGGGAATTTTTAATTGATGGCAAGCGTTTATATTGTATGAAATCTAATGATATTGTAATTAAATATGAATACCAAGGAAACGAAGTTGAATATAATCCAAGCTGGGCAAGTAGCAGTTGAGGAGCTAATCAAGGTAGCTAAAGAAGCTATTGTTGATTCAGGAGACGATATCACGGCTGACAGATTAAAAAATGCTGCGGCTACTAAAAAGCTAGCTATATTTGATGCTTTTGAAATTTTAAATAGAATTGAAGAAGAAAAAAATATGTTAGAAGATAAACCTAAAATAAAAGAAAAGAAAGAAACCCAATTTAAAGGTTTTGCTGAAAATCGATCAAAATGAGTTACACAAGAGATTTTTACTTCCAGGCATCCACTGGAGAGATTAACGGTTTAGAAGCTGTAAATAAATTTGGGAGCAACTTAAATATTGATATTGGAAGCACGCCAGAAACTATTTGGAGTTCCGGTGGAGTATATACATTCCCCTCTTCAAGCGGATCTATAACAGTAGTTAGTAGCAGTGCCGCTGATAGTGCTGCTGGAACTGGAGCTAGAACTATACTTGTTGAAGGAGTTGATGAAAATTATAGAAAAATAACCCAAACATTTACAATGAACGGTGTTACTCCAGTTACTAGTTCGATAAATAATTGGTTTAGGGCTTATAGAGCATTTGTTGTAACTGCTGGAACAGGTGAAGTAAATGCTGGAGCAATAACTATAGATCTTGGTGCTACAACATTAGCAACCATACCAATTGGCTTAGGTCAATCTCAGATGGCTGTTTTTACAATACCAGAAAATAAAAAAGGATATATAGTTTCTATCACAGGTTCTATATTAAGATCTGGAAATAATAGATCTGCTAATATAGCTTTATATTGTAGAGTGAATGGGGTTAGAAGATTGATTTATGAATTTACTGTTGAAACAACAGGATCAACTACATTTACTAAACACTTTAAATCACCAATAGTAGTTGATGAAAAAACAGATTTATATTTAAACGTTGCAGACGTAAGTGCTAATAATACTGCTATATTTGGAAGTTTTACAGTTCTTGTTCAATAAAATTTAATTTAAAATGTACAATCAAAATTTATATAAAATTTTAGATAATTATATTAAACCTAAAGTTCTTAAAAGAATGAATAGGTATAAAAAATGGGAATATGGCTATAACAAGGAGCATGATTTAATAGTTATAAGTAAAACAGGTGAAATAGGTGAGATATATAAGATACAAGATCTTTTAATAGCTTTACCTAAAGAAAAGGATGTTGTAGAGTTTGAAAATGACAAATGGTCTTATACTAAATATCCAAAAGAATTAAGTAAAATAAAATCCGTATTTGATTGGGAAGAATATCCGTTAGACTTTAAAGAAAAATGGTATGACTATATTGACAAAGAATTTACAAGGCGCGAAGAAGGTTTTTGGTTTATTAACAAAGGCGAGCCTACTTATATTACTGGTACTAACTACATGTACTTGCAGTGGAGTAAGATTGATGTCGGGCAACCGGACTTTCGCGAGTCAAACAGATTATTCTATATATTCTGGGAGGCTTGTAAATCTGACTATAGATCCTACGGAATGTGTTATCTTAAGAATAGAAGATCCGGCTTTTCGTTTATGGCAAGTGGGGAGACCGTTAACCAGGCAACAATATCTACAGATGCTAGATTTGGTATACTCTCAAAGTCTGGACCCGATGCAAAGAAAATGTTTACTGACAAAGTTGTCCCAATATCGGTCAACTATCCATTTTTCTTCAAACCGATACAGGACGGGATGGACAGGCCCAAGACGGAGCTTGCTTATAGAGTCCCAGCCTCCAAGTTTACCAGAAGAAAACTTGATTCAAATGAAAAATTACAGGAAATTACCGGTCTTGACACGACCATCGATTGGAAAAACACCGGTGACAACTCCTACGACGGAGAGAAGCTTAAACTCCTCGTCCACGATGAGTCGGGGAAGTGGGAAAGGCCGACGAACATCCTCAACAACTGGAGAGTAACAAGAACTTGTTTACGACTAGGTTCTAGAGTTATAGGTAAATGTATGATGGGGTCAACCTCAAACGCTTTAGATAAAGGCGGTGCAAACTTTAAAAAACTTTACAATGATTCAGATGTTACACAAAGAAACGCCAATGGACAGACACGCTCAGGACTCTATTCTTTGTTCATACCTATGGAATGGAACTACGAAGGATACATTGATTCTTATGGCCTTCCTGTATTCAACACACCAAAAAAAGAAGTTGAAGATCCACACGGGACAAAAATAACACAAGGCGTAATAGAGTATTGGGATAATGAAGTAGAAGGTTTAAAATCTGATCAAGACGGTTTAAATGAATTTTACAGACAGTTTCCACGCACAACTAAGCATGCGTTTAGAGATGAATCAAAACAATCTCTGTTTAATTTAACAAAAATATACGAGCAAATAGATTTTAACGAAGATCTTAAAAACTCAATAAAAGTAACAAAAGGAAGTTTCCAATGGGAGAATGGACAAAAAGATACTAAAGTAATATTTGTACCAAATAATGATGGTAGATTTTTAGTGACTTGGGTTCCACCAACGCATCTTCAAAATAAAAGATATATAAAAAATGGCACTAATTATCCTGGTAATGAGCACTGCGGAGCATTTGGTTGTGATCCATACGATATATCGGGCACTACGGACGGTAGAGGATCCAAGGGGTCACTTCACGGTTTAACAAAGTTTTCAATGGAAGATGTGCCTCCAAATATGTTTTTTTTAGAATATATAGCTCGGCCTCAAACTGCTGAGATATTCTTTGAAGACGTTTTAATGGCTTGCGTGTTTTACGGTATGCCAATATTAGCTGAAAACAATAAACCTAGATTATTGTATCATTTTAAAAGAAGAGGTTATAGAGGTTATTCAATTAATAGACCTGATAGAAAATACAACAAACTGTCTGTGACAGAAAGAGAGCTAGGCGGAATACCAAACTCTAGTGAAGATATTAAACAAGCGCACGCAGCCGCGATTGAAACTTACATAAACGATTTTGTAGGTTTAAAAGAAACAGGTTATGGAGATACATATTTCCAAAGAACGTTAGAGGACTGGGCTAAGTTTGATATTAACAATAGAACAAAGCATGATGCGTCCATAAGTTCAGGGCTTGCTCTAATGGCTTGTAACAAACATAGATATGCTCCAAATGCGCCTAGACAAAAACCACAAGCGGTAGATTTAGGTATTAAAAAGTACGACAATAAAGGTTCAACATCAAAAATAATAAGTTAAATGGGTATATATACTAACACCAATAGCGCTTTTCCTAGTCAAGTAGTGAGCGATGCAGAGAAAGCAAGCTGGGAATACGGGACGCAAGTTGGTCAAGCTATCGAGTACGAATGGTTTGGACAAGGGCGTACTAATGGTAATAGATACTTAACTAGTTGGAATCAATTTCACCAATTAAGATTATATGCTCGAGGTGAGCAATCAATACAGAAGTACAAAGATGAATTGTCTATAAATGGTGATTTATCTTACTTAAACTTAGACTGGAAACCTGTACCTATATTATCTAAATTTGTAGATATAGTAGTTAATGGCATTTCAGCTAAAGCTTATGATATTAAAGCCTATGCTCAAGATCCATCTTCTATAAAGAAAAGAACTGATTATGCTTCTATGCTTTATGAAGATATGGTGGCTAAAGAGTATTTAGATAGCTTAAAACAAACACTTGGTATTGACTTATATCAAACACCCAATATTGATACAGTTCCTGAGTCTAAAGATGAACTGGAACTTCACATGCAATTAAGCTACAAGCAATCAGTTGAAATAGCAGAAGAAGAAGCTATAGCGTCTGTGCTTGCGCAAAACAAATTTGATCTTATTAGAAGAAGATTAAATATGGATTTAACTGTATTAGGTATTGCCTGCGCTAAAACTAGCTTTAATACCGCAGAGGGCATTACAGTTGATTATGTAGACCCAGCTTATGTGGTTTATTCTTATACTGAAGACCCTAACTTTGATGATGTATATTATATAGGAGAAGTTAAATCTATAACAATACCTGAACTTAAAAAAGAGTTTCCAAACATCGGAGAAAAAGAACTTGAAAGAATTCAAAAAATGCCAGGCAATAGCCAGTACATAACAGGCTGGGGTAACTATGATGAAAACACAGTTCAAGTTTTATACTTTGATTATAAAACATATCATAATCAAGTATTTAAAATAAAAGAAACTCCGCAAGGATTATTAAAAGCTTTAGAAAAACCGGATTCGTTTAATCCGCCAGAAAATGACAACTTTGAAAGAGTGTCAAGATCTATTGAAGTTTTATATACAGGAGCTAAAGTTTTAGGCTCAAATGAAATGGTTAAGTGGGAGCTAGCAGAAAACATGTCTAGACCTACAGCTGATACAACTAAGGTAGAAATGAATTATGCTTTATGTGCACCGAGAATGTACAAGGGCCGTATTGAATCTATTGTAAGCAAGTGTATTGGGTTTGCTGATATGATTCAGTTAACACATTTGAAACTTCAACAAGTATTATCTCGTATGGTGCCAGACGGTGTTTACTTAGATATGGACGGACTTGCAGAAGTTGATTTAGGTAATGGAACTAATTACAATCCAGCAGAAGCGTTGAATATGTATTTCCAAACAGGTTCTATTGTTGGTCGATCACTTACTCAAGACGGTGATATGAATCCAGGTAAAGTACCTATTCAAGAACTTAATAGCTCATCTGGTCAAGCTAAGATAGGAGCGCTTATACAAACATATCAATATTACTTACAAATGATACGTGATGTGACAGGGCTTAACGAAGCTAGAGACGGTTCAGCTATGGATAAAAACTCATTAGTAGGGCTTCAAAAGATGGCCGCTAACGCATCTAATGTAGCAACTAGACATGTTAATCAGTCTGGTCTTTATATAACACTTAAACTAGCCGAAAACGTTGCGCTTAAAATAGCTGACGCATTAGAATTTCCACTAACTAGAAGTGCTTTACAGAATTCTATATCTACATTTAACATTAAAACCTTAGACGAAATAGTAAACTTAAATCTTCATGACTTTGGTATATTCTTAGAATTAGAACCAGACGAAGAAGAGCAAGCTCAGTTAGAAGCAAATATACAAGTTGCATTACAACAAGGTGGAATTGATCTTGAAGACGCTATAGACTTAAGGCAGATTAAAAATCTTAAGTTAGCAAATCAAATGCTTAAAATAAAGCGTAAAGCTAAAGCTAAGCAAGACCAAGCTAATCAGCAGGCTAATATAGCAGCTCAAGGGCAATCACAAGCAGACACTGCGGAGAAGACAGCTATGGCCGAGGTTCAAAAACAAGAAGCTATAATGGG